TAAATGGAGAGCATGCTGCAACTGTGGGCTTTATATGAAATGTGACAAGAAGGGAAAGAACAGAGTTGGAATAATTCCGAATTTAATTGAAGATTATAAGAAATTCAAAATAAAATTTTTAATGGAATTGAAGAATCATTATGGAAAACAAAATAAGTAAGTGCACATCATGCGGAGATCCAGTTATCTGGGTTGAGCTTAAAAGCGGAAAGAGGCATCCGCTGAATGCTGAGATAGTTGAATCGGACGGGACTAAGTTACTGTACGTTGATGAGCTGACAGGTTTTAAGAAGTTACCGGCGGGCAGGAAAGGTTATGTTAGTCACTTTGCCACTTGTCCTCATGCGGCACAGTGGAGAAGAAAGTAAGTAGAATACGAAATTTAAAAAGACCTAAAAAAGAAAATGACTGATACAAAACATAGAAGAAAGCGAGGTATCAAATGACTAAACAAGAAATCAAATCTCCGTATGGGGATGCTAATAGATACAAATATAAAGTCAGGTTATACTTTGACTATGAAATGGATGATTGGGGAGAAAGCCCCGATAGACATTATGCCAAATGTGAGGCGATACACAAACTTGAAGAGGAAGTAGGAAGTTGCTATACTCTTGATGAAGTATTCAAGGGACTTTTTGAAGTTTTAAAGGCAAGAGTTAAAGTAAAACTTGTAAAGGGAATAGGTGAAGATGATAATGACTAAAATAAAATGGACTATATCTTTGATGGAAGCATGGGCTTTCATGGGTAGGATAATTAAGAACTATCTTAAAATGAAAAGGATAGAAGGAGAGGGAAAGAATGACTGAAGAGACTATTGTCGTGTGGTTTAGTTGCGGCGTTGCTTCAGCGGTCGCAACAAAAAAAACCATTGAAAAATATGGTTCAACAAATAATGTCATAATTGTAAATAACCCAGTTAAAAATGAGCATCCAGATAACATAAGATTTTTAGAGGATGTGGAAAATTGGATAGGGAGAAAAATAATTAAAGCAATAAATAAAAACTTTCCCAACGCAGACATAACAGAGGTGTTTGATAAATTTAAATATGTTAGTGGTGTTAAAGGTGCACCCTGTACAAGAGAACTTAAAAAACAAGCACGTTATCAGTTTGAAAGTAACAATAAAATTGATTGGCACGTTTTGGGATTCACAGCAGACGAAATAAACAGGCATGAAAGATTTGTCAAATATGAACGTGCAAACGTGTTACCTGTTTTAATAGATGAGGGGATAACCAAAACGGATTGCTTTAGAATCGTAGAAAAAGCGGGTATAAGATTGCCCTTAATCTATTCTTTGGGTTTCCCTAATGCTAACTGTATTGGATGCGTAAAAAGTAGCTCACCGACTTACTGGAATCTTGTTAGAAAAACATTCCCTAATGTGTTTCAGGAACGAGCAGAGCAGAGCAGAAGAATAGGATGTAAATTGATTAAACGAAAAGGCAAGAGAATATTCTTGGATGAATTATTAGCAACCGATAAAGGGGGTAAAATTAAAAGTTATGAATGTGGGATATTTTGTGATACAAATTAAAATAAACATCTATGAAGAAAGGAGTAAGGAATGAAAGTATTAAGTTTTTTAGAGTGGGTTTTACAAAACTCAATAAACCATGTAACAATACCTGTTTATGTTGTGAAGAACGTGGAGGGGGTGAAATGAAACTACATAAAGAAGATATTTTAAAAACTTTAAACAATAGAGTATGAAAAAAATTACATTAGCAGGGAATCTGCATGAATACAACTCCCAAGAAGAGTTGAAATTAATTTTAGAAAAATATCCTAATATAAAATTTTGGGGCTCATTTTCTTTAGGGGATAACTTCGAAGCAGGGTATAACTTCAAAGCAGGGTATAACTTCAAAGCAGGGTATAACTTCAAAGCAGGGGATAACTTCGAAGCAGGGTATAACTTCAAAACAGGGTATAACTTCAAAGCAGGGGATAACTTCGAAGCAGGGTATAACTTCAAAACAGGGTATAACTTCGAAGCAGGGTATAACTTCAAAACAGGGTATAACTTCAAAGCAGAGGATAACTTCGAAGCAGGGTATAACTTCAAAGCAGGGGATAACTTCAAAGCAGGGTATAACTTCGAAGCAGGGTATAACTTCAAAGCAGGGGATAACTTCAAAGCAGGGTATAACTTCAAAGCAGGGTATAACTTCAAAGCAGGGTATAACTTCAAAGCAGGGGATAACTTCAAAGCAGGGGATTGCTTCGAAATACAAATTCATATAATCATTCCGAATAATTATACCTATGGTTCCCGTTGTTATTTCAACTTAACCAACAAGACTTGGTACATTCAATTGGGTTGTTATTTAAGAACACTTGACGAATGGACGAATGATTTTTGGAATAACAATAAGGAATTTCCAAATAATAATTCAGAGAAATCAAATGCAAGGCTGAAACTATTCGAACTGTACAAACACATAATAGCTTATTTAAAAACTTGTTGAAGTTAAGACGGGAAAAGACAAAATACGGCAGGAGAAAACAATGAGAGAGATTAAATTCAAGGCTTGGATAAAAGACATGAAAGAAATGGTAATGGTTCACGCAATACAGTTTGAACGCAACTCGCCAAAATTATTACCACATATAGTTGATGAACGTAATGATGAACATTTATTAAATGAAGTTATCCTAATGCAATTCAAATGTGTTTCAGGAACGAGCAGAGCAGAGCAGAAGAATAGGATGCAAATTGGTTAAACGCAAAGGGAAAAGAATTTTTTTAGATGAATTATTAGAAACCGATAAAGGCGGTAAAATTAAAAATTATGAATGTGGGATATTTTGTGATACAAATTAAGTTAATAACCAAACAACCCGACATAGAAAGGAGAATCGAAATGACTAAACAAGAAGCAATTGAAAGTATGGTTAAAGATGTTAGAAAGCATCTTGAAGAATACGAATACTGTGCAATTAGTATTGTTAGAAAAGGTGAAGCAATAAAAGCAAACATTAATATTTTTGAGGGTGATTTTGAAACAGTTACATCAACAAGTGGAACAACTATTAGAATAGAAAGCGAGCAAACAAAATGAAACCAAATCCCTATTTTTCAGAGCGGTACAATGATTCGGTACTTGATAAGAAACCAAAAAGAAAGAAAATGAAACAAATAACGAGAAATATTCTTCACCCAATGAGGACTTTTAAAATTAAAATTGTATCACTTAATAAAAAGATTGACAATTTAAATTAAATTTTCTATACTTGCACATGTAGAATATTTCTACATAGAAAATTCTTTCAAAAATGGGAAGAAAAAGCGGTATAACGAAGATAGATTTAGAACAGCTTAAAAGACTTGCAGAACAAGGACTCACAGATGCCCAAATATCATTCGTGCTTAAAATTTCCGAAGCTACTCTTAATAATTACAAAAAGGATAAAAAATTCTTAGAGTCCCTAAAGAAAGGGAAATTAATATCAGACGCTAAAGTAGAAGAATCGCTGTATTCAAGGGCTACTGGTTATTCTCATCCCGATGTACATATATCAAACTATTTAGGTGAAATTACGGTCACACCAATAACAAAAAACTATCCTCCCGATGTAACGGCGTGTATATTTTGGTTAAAGAATAGACAGCCTGAAAAATGGAGAGACGATAAAAACCTTAAAATACAAGGGGACAAAGAAAACCCATTGGAAGTTAATCTTAAAATTGAAGTTAAAAAATACATATAATGATTGGATTCTTCATATTTCTTATGTTAATTAACTTACAACCTAAGCAGATTGAGCTGTATAACGTAGTCAAGAATGACAATCATTCGATAATAGGCTATGGAGGTTCTGCCGGAGGTGCTAAGTCGCATGGAATAAGAGATGTATCCATCATCCTAAGCGGAGAGATACCCGGACTTAAAGTAGGTATCTTCAGAAGGAAATCAAAGGAACTTAACTCAAATCATTTAATCCCACTATTTTCAAAGTATCCAGAGTTAAGAGAATATTTTAACAAGACCGAAAGAATGTTGTACTATCCGAATGGTAGTATTACAAGATTTGGAAGTGCGGACAATGAAGACGATATATACGACTATCAGGGTGATGAATATGACATAATATTCATAGATGAGGCAACACATTTCACAAAGATTATGATTGAGTTTCTTATGACGAGAAATAGAAGCACTGTTATAGACTTTAGAGCGAAGACAATCTTGACGATGAATCCGGGTAACGTAGGACATATGTACGTTAAACGTATTTTTATTGACAAGAAATATGAGGATAACGAAGAGGCGGAAGATTATTACTTCATTCCTGCAAAAATTCACGATAATGTGATATGGTGCGAAAAGCAATTGAAGGCTGATGGGTTCACCGCACAGGACTATTACGAGAAATGGAACGAAGAACAGCGTAAAACATACTGCTATCTTCATTCTGAATATGCAAAAAGATTAAAGAAACTCCCGAAAGAACTACAATTAGCCTACTTAGAGGGCGATTGGGATGTGTTCGGAGGACAATTCTTTAAGACATTTGACCAGAAAAAGCAAGAAATAGAGCCATTTGAGATACCTAATGACTGGGAATTGATAGGAAGTCTTGATCCGGGTTACAGTTCACCCTGCTCATTTGGGCTTACAGCAAGGGATTTTGTTGGAAATATATACAGAATAGCCACATATTACGAATCAGAACGTCCTCCGCAGGACCATGCAGACGGTATCAACGCCTTTATAGCGAACTGTAAGTGGACCAATGGACGTAAACCATCGCTTATAGTTGCTGATCCTTCGGCATTTGCCAAAAAAGACAGGTATGCAATTTCAAATAATGAAATGACTTTTGCAGATGTATTTCAAGGCAACGGACTATTCTTGACGAAGGGACTTAATGACAGGGTACAAGGATGGTGGGCTGTAAAGTCATTATTCCCTGATAACTATTTCATATTTAAGAACATGAACAATGATTTAGTTAATCAAATTAAGGCAGTAATAACAGATGGTAAGAAAGTGGAAGACATACAAGGCGGGGGTAATGATCCGAATATTGAAGACCATTCAATAGATGAAATGAGATATTCGATATTCACGATATTCAAACCATTTAAGCAGGCAGAGAAGGAAAAGCCATTAGGGGAACGTGCCGGAGCAGTAGCGTTCAATTCACAAAATTATGATGATACGAGCTTCTAAATGATATACGAATATAAATGTGAAGATTGTTCACACGAATTTGAAAAGAAAGTTTCAGTAAAGGAAATGATTATAATGAACTATAAAATAGCAGAATGCCCGATGTGTAAAGGGAAAGCAAATAAGGGTATAAGTAAAACAGCAATTTCGTTTAAATGCGAGTGTACACCTAAATTTCATAGTAAATGACAGAGAATCAAAATGTATCGGAACTCTTAAACATTCATGACTTAGCTGTTGCTGAGTTTGAAACGATATATTCAGAAGGCAGGACTAACAAGAATTACGCAAAGGGTAAGAACTGGAGTGAAGAGAAAAAGAGGAAAATCCTTAAAGACGGACACAGACAACCTTATTCAATGCCACTTATTGCGGTTAAACTTAATCGTTTACTATCGGAACAAAGAAATAACAGGTTCGACTGGAAGCCAAGAGGAAGAAGCCAAGAAGATGAACTCCCTGCTGAAATCGGCGGGTATGTGCTGAAATACATTGATGATAACAATTTATTGAAATGGGTAGAATCAGAAGTGTATCAGGACGGATTAAGCGGTAAATACGGGGTATGCGGTGCAAGAATTGATACAACTAAGGATGTAAGAGGTGAAATCATACTTGAAAAAATCCCGTTCAATGAGGTTTGTTGGGATACGAACTCTAAAAAATACGACTTAGAAGATGCGGAGTTTTTTCAACGTTTCTACTGGACTACACGCAGGAAGTTATATCTCGAATATCCTAAACTTAAAGCAAAGATAGATAAACTTCCTTCGGACAACACACAATCAAACGTACCCGTCAAAGACATTAAAGACTGGTTACAATCTGACGCTAAAAAGGATATTGTTAAGATTGTTAATCATTACGAAAAAATTAATAAAACAGTTTATGTTGTTAAGAACTTAGCAACACCCGGACAAGATCCTGTAATAATTGAATCCGATGTTGAGAAATATATTGCAAAACAGACCGAATTTTCCCCAGAGAGCTTTAAAGTGATTAAGAGGGAAAAAGAATACTATCACCTAACAAAGTTTTGTTTCTATGACATACTTGAAGAAAAAGACTTAGACTATCTTCCCTATTGTGTGTATTTCTGTTTCTTTGATGATGGGGATTACTGGAGTATAGTAGATTTAGCAAGGGACCCGCAATTGATGTATGACAGATACTTACAGATGGTTGATAAAATGACATCCAAAAACATCAGGGGGAATAATTATACACTTGCAATGGATTTATTGCATGAGACCGAAAAGAAAAATCTCAATAAATTAACGGGTGATTTAGTTGATGGTGGAAAAGTTGTACAGGTATTAACTCATTCGCAGGGTGATGTTCTGAGACCCATACCGCATACTAACAACATACAGGTCGAATCAGAATTTATACAGATAGCACAGACGCTTATTGAAGATATATTCGGAGGCAGAACATTCCAGGGACTTAACGCAGAGAAAAAGCAGACAGCAACCGAAAGTAGGATACTTGAAAGTCAGGCTAAAATAGGCGTATTCCTATACCTTGATAATCTTGTAAGATGGAAAACTAATTTAGGTAAGTTAGTATGGAAAATGGCGGGTGAAGTTTACACAGAGGATAGACAGATTCGCATTATGGGGGAGAGTTTATCAGTGAAGATGAAGGAAATAATGACACAGAACAAGACTTATACACCATCGGAAATCGAACCCGAAGCGTACGGCTACCTTAATTTAGGACAGCTACCTAAGTCAATTCAAAACACTACGGTTGATATAGTAATAGACAAGGTTGAGGCATCTGCAACTGACAGACTTGCTAAGTTTGCCTCATTAGTAAGCATGAATGAATATATGATTAAGGCAGGCTATCAGCCATTACCAATAGAGGTAATACTTGAATACTCTAATTTAGATTACACCGATAAGCAGAAACTCATTGCATACGAAACAGAACAGAAGCAAATGCAACAGGCACAAGCAGAGGAAGCAAGCAGGAGAGCGAATGTAGAGGCAGCCCTTAACGTGATGAAGGAAACAAAACCTGAACCCGAACCTGAACAAAAAGAACAAATAAAAGCAAGAGTAAATGGATAACAAAAAACATAACATAATTATTCCATCTGAAAAGTCATACGAAGGCTATCTTCAATCAGAGGACTACAAAGAGGATGTAAACAATATGGTGGTTCCTGATTTTATGAAGAAGCAGGCAGAGCTAACGCAATTTCAAATTGTAATTGACAGTAAGAGAGAAGTTCCCTTTAAAATAAAAGTAGAGGGAACGGATGAATGGTATGTAGGGAAATGCAGTCGCAGCGTATGGAACGAATCAGTCTCAAAGAAAGCAACTGCTATAAGCTGGGCTAAATGGATTGAAATGTACACAGGACAGCCGGTGAGCAAACAGATTAAGAATAATATCTCTTCTGCTATATTAGGCAGTGGGATATTCAGCGTAACAGCACGAACATTAAAGCCGGTAGCATTGGAAGATTCAAGTAAGATTGAAGCCTCCGATAACGGACTTATTGAAAATGGAAATTTAAAAACCTTTAAAAATATAATAAATTAAAACATGACAGACGAGCAAACCACTCAGAAGGCAGAAGAACAACCTATCGAGAAGATAGAAGAAGTTGAATTACCAGTAATGGAAGAAGACATTGATTTTACTACACCTTATGAGGAAGAGGACGACAAATCCAATCCTGATAAGGAAAAGGCAGTTGACACTACACAAGGTGAAAACAAAGAGGATAAGACGGATGATGAACCCTTTGATATTAAAAGTGTAGATATTAAAGGCAAATGGAACGATAAAGAAATACCGGCGTATGAGATGCTTGAAAAAGCCCTCAAGTTTGCTAAAGAGAACCCGGATGATATAACAGTGAAAGACATTATAGGCAATATTCAGAAAGCCTATGACTACACTCACGTTGCAGAATCGAAGAAGGAACTTAAAGCAACTAAGGAATTTATTAATGCCGTTCAATTAGAGAACTATGCACTGAAATATGGTGAACCTCCAATTGAGGCAGTCTTAGACCCTCTTGCAGATATTAACGGAGAAGTCGAAGAAATAGACGGGCAGAAAACAATGGTATTCAACAGCAGGGAAGACTATCAGAAATACAAGAATGCAGAAAAGGAACTTATTCAGAATTATCAGACGGTAATAAAGAATAAGAACGCAACACAGCAGGAGAATAAAGCTATGTTTGAGGACTTTTCAAAGAAATATCCGGAAGTTCCTATCAGCAAACTTGTAGAAGAAGTCAACACCTACTTAAACCCAACGGTAACAATGGGGCAAGTTCCATTTCCTAAAGATGCACTCGAAGTATTTTACAAAGGAAAAAACTTTGACAAACTTGCAGAAGAAAAGGTAAAAGAAGCAGTAGCCAAAGTGTACAAGGAATTGGATATAAAGCAGGGAAAATCAGAAAAGACGATTTCAAACGCAACAAAAGCTAAAGTTATAGAGAAAGACGACTATGATGGCGGTTTTGATGATGCGTTAGACAATGCAGGGAAATACCTATGATGATAACTTGCTGTATATTGGTTCCTATATTTATTAAAACATTTAAAAAAGGAAACTAACAATGTCAGCAACAGCTCCAGTAGTAGTCGCAGGTGCAAGGTCAACAACAAACACAGCAAACCAGAGCATCAAAGTAAGAGACGTTGAAGCTAAGATTAACTTACTTCAACCATATTTCTTTCCGTTACAGTGGTTCAGAGCAACCAAATTATTTAAAGAATTTGCAACGGGCGGAGATAAATCAAAAACAGAATGGAACGAGGATAAATATTTACCTGATTCAGTAACAGCAACCAATGGAATAACAGGCGGTGGAACGACTGAAACATTCGTTGTATCAGGAAACTATTTTAAGGTATATGATACCATCCTTGCAGAAAATTCAAACGAATTACTGTTAGTCACAGCAGTAACAGTAGGTGACGGGACAGTTACAGTAAAGAAAGTCGGTGCGGGAAACATCACAGCAGTAGCAGCCGGTAAGATTTTAATGAGATTAGCAAGTGCTTTCCCTGAAGGTGCAGCGAAACAGACCTCATTAACAACCGTGACAGTTCCTAAGTACTGCTATTGTCAGATAGTGAAGAAGGCAGTACAAATGACCGGCAGGGAACAGGCAGCAGACACATACGGCGATGGATGGAAATACCAGTGGGTAAAAGCCTCTTTAGAGGTTAAGGAAGAGATGGAAAGAAGCTGGGTTCTTAACGGTGCTTCCTATCTTGATAGTGTCTTAGACATAACTTATTCCGCAGGTATGAGAGGTTCATTCACAACGAACCTAATGGAATATACAGGGGATTTAGACGAAGTTGAACTTGACGATGCTATCTTACAGGTCGTCAACAACGGCACGGCTGAAAACTCAGGTATGATTATGATCATGGGTGGCGGAACTATCTTGAATAACATCAACAAATTCTTAAAAGCAAGGTATCAGATTATACAGGATTCGGCTAATTTCAAATTAAACTCTTATGGTGTAGCAACAACATACGAGAAGAAAGAGCCTCATTTTGTTGATTATCAGCATTTAAGCACTGTTGTAAGAGTGTTCTGGAATCCACAGTTAAAGAATGCCTATGCAAAAGAAGCCGCAATCTTTGACCCAAGAATGATAAGTATGCCTTATATGAAACCGGATGAAGATGGTGTGAGAAAGATGAGACAGGAACTTGCTATCAAGACACCGGGAACAGATGTAAAAGAGGGACAGATATTATTTGATCAGGGCTTGAAAATTAAGCTCGAAGAAACAGGCGGATGGTTAAGACCGAAAGCATAAATAAAGGGAGGAAAACAATCCTCCCTAATTTTAAAAATTAACATCAGAAAAAACAAATGGAACACAAACCAGAAGAAAAGAAGTATTACAGCAGGTTCGCAAATTATTCAACTACATTCAAGGGTGATAAGAGAATCAGAATACAATTCAGGAATCATTATTACGCAACGAGTGATAAAGAAATTATTGATTTAATTGAAGAGGATATTGCACGAGCAAAAAAACTCGGTATTGTATCATCTATTATGACAATTGACGAAGAGGCTTTACTCAAAGCACAGGAAGTTCAATATGTTGTAATTGAAGGTAAAAAAGTATCCTCAACAGAAATAATCAATAATGCTTTAGAGGTTGAAGAATTAAAGAAACAATTACAGGAATTTAAAACTAAAAAGGAAAATAAGAAATGAGAACATTAATTGTAGCATTATTACTGCTCTTAGCAATAGGAACGGTGAATGCACAAACAACCGGATGGAGCTATCACGATGGCGGTATATCGTTTCACTGTACAGTAACTCTTGATTCAGCTTCAAACAAAACATATACAACTGATTACTATGATTGGACGCTTATTGATGGACAGTCATTATATCTTACTTACTCCCTTGTACAAGCGAATTGGGATTACGCAGCAGGGAATGACACGGTAAGCATAATCATACTTGGAAAAGATATGCTTGGAAATGTTATTAAAATAGATACACAAAAAATAGTATCAAATACAACTCAGGCATTAGCAAGCGGTCAAGCAGCACTTAGTCTATCAGGATATGCTCCGAGAGTAGCTGTTTATATCACACCGACAGTTACGGGAGCAACTACCCGAAGAAATGGGAAGAACGGACTATTGAAATTTACCGTTTATTCGAGTGGCTTTGATGTGATACCTCCGAGAAATAAAATATATTGGTAATTTAAAAAGGGGGGTAACTCCCCCTATTAAACTATGACTTATAAAGAGATAGCAAGCATATATCAGGCAAGGTATGCAAGATTAGGTTACGGAAAACAAATTCGTAAACTTGAATACAATGATGCCTTACTTGATATATCAGTAGCACAGCAGGACTTAGCGAATAACTATTACCTTGCGGAGTTAGAAACATCTTTAACCATAACAGAGGGTACTGATATATATACCTTACCTAATAACATACTCCATATTTCGTTAATACAATTTCCTAACGGGGATAAGTGCGTGAATGCAAGTGTAGATAAAATAAGAGTAGGGATAAAGACAAGCGGTACACCCGAATATTTCATGGTATATGGGAAAGATAATTCAACGCTTGAATTTAATTGCAAACCATCAGGAATAACGACCTGTACTATGTCTTATTGTGCAAGAGCAAATATGTTTCTTGGTTTACCAAATGCAAATACAGGAACGGAATATGCAAGCCTAACTGATAGCACACAAATATTATTACCAAGCAAATATTCGGGGTTAATAATTGAAAGAGCTTTAGCAGATGTATATCCTGAAAGATTACCAATATTTGAAATGCAGTTAAAAAGGGTATTAAGTTCAAGGAACTTTAATATGGACGGAAGACTACCTGATTACTTTGATGGTGATGAAGTGGTAAGAGAACCCGGAGAGGATACAGACAGATGACTTCAACCGAAATGTTATCGAGATTAAGGGGGCTTCTTGACGAGGCTTCAGCAGGGTTCTGGACTGATGCACAGCTTTATCAGTATCTTGATTCAGCACAGAACACGATAATCTCAAAGTTACTTGACAAGCAGAAACAATTAAGACTTGCTAAGGGTGAAGATTACGAAGTTGAAACTCTTAAACCGTTAATTAAACTTTCGACTACAAACATCAGTGCAACTTCAAATGCAATAACTATTTCAATTACGGATTTACTTGAAATCTACCGAGTAGAAATTTATAACTCAACAGCTAATTTAATTCTTCCTTTAACCTACATAGGAATAGAGGAACTAAAGAAAAGGAACTATAATTCTTATACGGGTCATTCATACGATTCATCAACAACGACAGGGCAGGTTTATTGTGCATACTATCAGGGAACAATTCTAACAAGTTTTACTAACGGTTCATTTCCTTATAACGTTTCAGGTTCAGGCGGAACGAAGATAGACAGAATGAACGTCTATTACTACGCACAACCAACAGCAGTATCGTCAGGACAGAATTATACATTACTGGGTAATACACACGAAGCAGGGATATTACTTGCGGCAGCACTTGCGAGCTATCAAAACGGGAGAAATCAAGAAGGAGCATTATTTAGCCAACAGGCAGAAACTTTAATTCAAAATTTATAATGGCAAACTTAACACTTAAACAAGTCTCTGATATAGTTAGGGCAAAAGTAGGGGAACTTGATTCACAGAAAATTCAAAAGGGACTATTAGACCTTGATATAAACTTCGCACAACGCAGGGTACAGCAGGATTTAATGGCATTAATGGGGATGAAAACCTTTACTAAGGAAGCCGTAATGTACGGTGCTACACCGGCAATCCCTACTGATTTAATCATGACGAATGATTCGATTATAAAGATTAAGGCAGGAATAGGCGTTAAGGCAAGTGGTGCACTGACGGGGACAACTGATCCTAACCCATACTCAATCACAATGACGGCTTTAAAAGCAGGTTCTCTATGGAATTACACACTTGCAATTGTTGATGATGAGCAGGTATTAGTTCCTACGGTATCTTTAAGTGGCACAACTATTTACGTCACATACGGAATGAGTGCAACACCCGCAACCTGTACGCAGATTGTTAGTGCTTTAAATCTTTCAACTTTAGTAAATAGCGATTTTATATTTGCAACAACTACGGGAAGCATAACAATCATAACACAGGATTCCGTAACATTAACCACAGGTGCAAATCCAACAACTTACTATCCGTGCAGGGAAATGACGATTGAAGAATATGTTGATTTACCCGACAACACTTTCTTAATACCCGTGGCAACAGCCCCGCAATTTGTAAGGAGAGGAAACACCTCAGCAGTACAAACAATTGAGTTTTTGCCTTCTACAATAAACTACTCAATAATCTACTATCGTTACAAACTTGCAGATTTAACGAGTGATGCAAGCACGTTATCAGTTCCAACGGAATATGAAGAAATGGTGATTGATAAAACAATGGCTAAGGTTTATGAGAAGCTGCAAATGAATGAACTTTCACAGGCGAAACAGATCGAATATGCAAGCAAGGTAAAGGAATACGAACAGAGTTATATTACTTCAAGAAATATGTTATTGGGCGAGAAATCAAGATTACAGTCTAACGATAATAATAACTAAATGAAATAGATGGGACGAGTTATCTTAAAAGACTTTACAGGCGGAATAAACCGTGCAACCGATGCAACAAAAATGAAAGATAATGAATTTTACAACTTTCAAAATCTTATTATATACAAACTCGGTTCAATTGGCAACGCAGTAAAACGTGCAGGTCTTGAAATATGGAACACTCGTTCATTAGCAGACGTGGACACCAATCAGCAAGTCTTTCAATACATATCAAATTCTAAGGCAGTAAACTTCTCAAGGTTCATAGTTAAGTCAACGACTAAAACGAAATACATAACTTCGGCAGGGGATTCAGCATATACAGAGATAATCCCTTCAGGAGACGTAACGGGTAAAGTAAGGTTCTTAGTATTTAGAGATAATCTTTACATCTTGAATAGGAACACTTCAGGAACTTATCAATCAAATAAATTCTATGATGGGACAACCTGCGTTGACATGGGGCTAATCCCTGCAAGTAATAACATTGTATCTTCGTTATATGACACCACAACAGGCGGAAGAACTGCATTACCAACGGGATATTATCAGTATATAATCACTTATGTTTATGACGGAATACAGGAAAGTTATTTTATTCCAAATACAAATTACACGGGTACGGGAGACGAAGCATGGGGAGGAAATGCGTTCTTCATTGAGAATGGGGGAACACGTAAATTCATTTATCAGAATGTAACGGGAAATAACTGTGTTCAATTAACCCTTCCAACAGGTAACGCAAGAGTAACAGCAAGAAGAATTTACAGGACAAAGGTAGATGGCAGTCAATTTTATTTTCTTGCTGAAGTCCCCAATAATACAGATACCGTTTTTGTTGACGATATGTCAGATACACTTTTATTTGACCCGATAGACTTAGAGGCAAGGTTTAAACCACCGATAGCAAAGTACGGAGTGTTTCATAAAGACAGAATGTTTATTGCTAACTTAAAGGAAAACATATACGACACATTCCCAGACGGAGTTATCTCATTCGTACAAGCAACAGATGTAAGCAGTTACTTAACCGTACTTGGCAAATATTCATATAAATTCTATCCTATGTATTTATATC